TCTCGCCGGCGATCGATGGGCGTCCTGGCAGGTCGACGTCCTGTCCAAGTTCGAAGCCGCCAAGGATCTCTCCTCCCTGATCCTCGAGCGCCGCGAGGCGATCGATAATGACGCGACGCAAGGGGTCGAGATCGCGGAGATCCTCTTCCACCATGCGGAGAAGAACGGCGCGATCTCCGAATACGAAATCGATAACTTCGAACTCTGGCGGCTCCTGGTCGAAACCGGATTCTGGGATCCGAAGGGGAAGCATGTTCCCGATCCGATCCAACTTCGGAATATCGTGAGACACGTTCTCCGTCTCACGGGGAGACTCGGCGTCGCTTCCGTCGCGATGACCTCGAGCGGGAAGAATCCGAAGCGCGTCGAAGTCGAGGTCGGCGATCGAACAATAAAGGTCGGAGTTCTCCGATTCGATGTCGCGAAGATGCGCGGAAGCATCTCTCAGGATGCCGATCTCGACGACATTCCGTACTGATCGACCCCGAAATCCGATGCATAAAGCGGAGCGCGCGAGCGCTCCGTTTCGTTTTTGTACGGGTCGGATCTGCTCCGGCGATGACGGATGACCCCAAAAATGACGGATATGACGGATAAACCAGGATTCTATATTTACCCTAAGGGTTATAGGGTTCCCCTTACAAGTGTTTTCTGTTTTTATCCGTCATATCCGTCATTAGAGAGTGTAAACCCTTTGTTTACAGGGGTTTAGTCGATGACGGATGAGATGACGGATAGGGTTTTCCATCCGTCATATCCGTCATTTTCCGGTAAGAAACAGAGGGAAAACATACCTCTTCGGAAAAGCGATAACAGCCGATTCGGAGATCGGCTTTTCCATGAATATTCACTTCGGAAAGCCGTTCGACTCCGTGGGAAGTCGAGCGACCCTGGTCTCTCTGATTCATGCCGGCGACACTAGGCGCGTGGAGCGCGGAGAACCTACGCCGGATCGCGGGATCTCCCCGCGAAACACAATGAGACGCGTTCAGTATATCAGGTCTCTTCGTCAGGAACAATCGAACTCAGGATTACGCGCGCGGTTCGAACGAAAGTCTTCCGCGGCTCGCCGAGATAACTCGCGGCTTTCTCGAGTTCGAGGATCGCGAGACGGATTCGATCCCCTTCGGGATCCGACGATCCGTTTCGCGGATCGATCAGGTCTTCCGCGTTCTGGATGTCGCGGAGAACCCTCCCCGCGATGACGTTGTAAATGTCGTTATTCATGTTTCACCATGTATTGAGTTCGACGCCGGCTTCCTCGAGGGAGAGAAGGAACAGTTCCAACTCCTCCGGAGTTCGGCGGACGTCGAGGTTTCGGGTTTCGGACTGGGGTTCGGTGTTGGTTTCCATGCGTGAAAGATACCCTCCCCGGCTAGGCTTGTCAAGTCTCGTCAAGCGGATTCCGAAATAAGACATCGGCGGAGTGTGGTATCTTCGAAGAATGAATAAGAAACCCCTCCTTATCGGAATCGGTCTCGCGGCGCTTCTTGCCGGATGCGAAATCTCGACGAAGTCTCCATTCAGCGGGAAGGATGTCACCGCGGAGGAACTGTCAGTCGAAATCCAGGCGAAGGAAGCGGAGATCGCTTCGGACCAGGCGAAGATCAAGAAAGACGCGGAAGCCAAACTCGCCGATGTCGCGACCGCGAACGCGAAAGCGAAAGCGATATTCGCGAAAGCCGTCGCGCGAGTCGAGTCGGACGCGAAGTCTCAGATCGACGTTCTGACGGCGGAGTTCGATCAGAACGCGATCGAGGTCGAAGCGATCCAGAAACGGATCGTAAATGAGACTCAGGCGGCTATCCAGGATCTCGACGCGCGCCGGCTATCGGCGGAAGCATCCGCGAAAGCCGCGATCGAGCGTCTCGAGGCGAAGCAGGAACGATTCCAGGCGCTTCTCAGCGCGACCCAGGTTCTCTCGGAAGGGTTCGGCGGTCCGATCGGCGGACTCGCGTCGGCGCTTCTCGGAGCCGGCGGAATGATCTTCGGAATCGCGAAGCGTCGCGACGCTGTCGCGGCGAAGGATGCGGCGACCCGGATCGTCGACGCGATCGATCTCCTCAAAGAGAAGAAACCCGAAGTCGCTCAGGCTTTCAAGGCTGAATCCGACTTCCTCAAGTCGTGGATGGGAACGAAGGCGGTCGAGTTCGTTGAACAGGTCCAGAAATCATGAACGATCAAACGCTCTCCGAGATGCTGATCGAGGTTCGCGACAGTGTTCGCGAAATCAAGCATTCTCAGGAACTCATGAAGCAGTCGAACGATCAGACCCATACGGAGGTCGTTCGTCTTCGTCGACTCATTCTCGGCGAATCGGAGCCGGAGCACGGTCTGGTGCTTCGCGTCGATCGACTCGAGCAAAAACAGGAGCGCGCGAACTTCATCTCCCAGACGGCGATCGGGATTCTCATTACTGCCGTCATCGGCGGTATCCTTACGGCGATAGGACTCAAGCAATGAACGAACTCACGCGCGCGACGGACGGACGGACCTCACCCCCCCCGACTGCGTCGGGAGGGGATCGGTCCGTCTCGAGCGGCGACCGCTTCGCGGCGATCGATCCCGCGGATCCGAAGGACCAGGCGCTTATCCGGCAAGCGGTGAAGCGTTGGCCTAAGCGGTGGCGCGGCCTCGACGACGCGAAGAAAGATTCGTTCGTCGCGGGACTGGTCGAGGCTCACGACACGGCGCGCGACTTGATGCGGAACGCGATCGATCCGAAGGATCAACTCGACGCGGCGAACCTGGTTCTCTCAGCGGTGAAGACCGCGGCGGTCATCGAGGGACAGAATCAAGCCGACGAACACCTCGAGGATAAGAACGCGCGACTCGACGCCGGCGCAGTTACGGAACGCGTCGAGACGCCGGTAAAGTTCATTCGCGGCGTCGACGGTGACGCGCTCTAAGTCGCGGCGCATCAACGACTTACAACGATAACGTCCGATAAGAGTAGTTATGTAAAGCAGGACACGCGGCGCGCCGCGATCATAAGTCGAGGCGGATCAGCGACTTACGGCGAATCCGTCGGAAATCTTTCCCTTTACACTTGACGCGACTTGACGCAACCGATATACTCCTGACATGAAACGCGCTCGCAATTCCGCGACGCGAACAGGAGACCGGAAATGGAAAACTGCTACTTAGTTTGGGCGACAAAGGAAACAACCACGATCTGTCCTTTCGGTCTTCCGTGGATGAGTGGCGGATGCATTCACTCGGAAGAAGAAGCAAACAAGAAGAAAGAAATGCTCGAGGAATGGGGATACGCGGTGGAGATCGAAGTTACAACTTACGACGACATCTGGAGTCGGAAAAAAACAAAATACGTCGACATCGAACGATACAAGAAATGATCCCGCGAACCCCGCGACCTCGAGACCCCGACCTTCGGGGTCTCTTTCGTTTTTACGGCTCGCAGGAAGCCGCGAGCGTCGACGACCTCCCGACACTCGGCGCGCGGCGCGCGGCGCGTCTCCGCGAATCGTCGTCGATTACAATCGACGCGGGAGGCCGCGATGAAAGACCCCGAAGAGATGCGCGAGGTTCTGCGCGAACTGATCGACGACGGAACGATCGTCGACATCGACGGCGAACTGTACATCCAGGACACGCGCCGGCGGAAGGATCGCGGGGAGACCTTGAGCGCGGAGATGCTCGCGGGACCGCTCGACGGCGCGCGGATCCGCGTCGAACTGGACTCGACGCATATCGTCGCGTTCATCGGAGCGTCCTGGTATGTGTACGCGCGGATAGGAAGTCTCAACCGGCTACGCTTCATCGGAGCCGCTCCGAACCGCGCCGGCGTCGATAGGATCCTTGAGGAATGATCGAATACGAACCGGTCGGAAATCATCGCGCTTTGTGGGGATGTCGCGAACCGCGCGTCCTGGTCGAAGGTCCGGCGGGAACAGGGAAGACGCGCTCCGAACTCGAGCGGCTGAACGCGCTCGCGTGGAAGTATCCGGGGAGCCGGCATCTCATCGCGAGGAAGACGCGCGCGTCGATGTCGGAATCGGTCCTGGTTACTTGGGAGCGCGACGTTCACGCGGAGACGATGCATCTCTTCGGATCGACGCGGCGCGCGAATCGCGAGTCATACACATACCCGAACGGGAGCGTCGTCGTCGTCGGCGGACTCGATAAGCCGGAGCGAACGTACTCCGCGGAGTACGACACGATCCACGTCTTCGAAGCGATCGAGACGACGGAGAACGAAATCGAGCAACTGCTCCGCGCGCTTCGCTCCGGACGCATGCCGTATCAGCAGTTAGTCTGCGACACGAACCCCGGATCGGAGCGACACTGGCTGAACCTCCGCGCGTCGAGCGGATGGTTCCGGCGAATCGTGACCAGGCTTACGGATAATCCGCGATTCTTCGCGGCGGACGGGACTCCGACGTTCGAGGGATCTCAGTTCATGCAAAGTCTCGAGGCGCTCACGGGACACCGACGGATGAGACTCCTCGAGGGGAAGTGGTGTTCGGTGGAGGGGGTGGTTTACGACGATTTCGACGCGGCGATTCACGTCGTCGATCGGATGCCGGAAGGGTGGGAGCGTTGGCGGAAGTTCCGCGCGATCGACTTCGGATACATCGATCCCTTCGTCTGCCAATGGTGGGCGGACTCCGGCGAGGCGCTTTACTTGTATCGCGAGATATACATGAGTCATCGCATCGTCGAGGATCACGCGCGACAGATCATCGAACTATCGCGCGGCGAGGAGTATGTCGCGACGGTCGCGGATCACGCGCGCGAGGATCGCGAGACTCTGCATCGATACGGAGTGATGACGACGCCGGCGGAGAAGGACATCGATCGCGGGACGGATCTGGTACGCTCGCGGCTCCGGCTTCAACCGAACGGGAAGCCGCGACTGTATGTTCTGAACCATGCGCTCATCGAGCATGATCGGATGCTCGCGGCGTCGAAGCGACCGACCTCGACGCGCGATGAGTTCGACGCTTACGTCTGGGAATCGCGGCGCGACGGCGCGATCAAGGAGCGACCGCTCGACCGCGACAATCACGGTATGGACGCGATGAGGTATGTTATATGTGCGGCGGAAGGGATCGGCGTCTCGACCCCGTATCTCGGAGTTATCGACACATGGGACTGATCGACATTTTCTCGAAAGCACTTCGTCGCGAACCGACGGAGGTCGACCGCGAATACACGGCGTCGACGATCAGGACCTCCGACGAACTCGGCGGAGTTCATCGCGCGAACAATCCGAAAGACTTCACGCGCGTAGGTCGAGCGATTCAGGGGTCGATTTATAACGCGGCGACTCTGGTCGCGAAGACTGCGGCGGCGGGGGAACTGCGGCTTTACAAGCGCGCCGGCGCGGGGAAGCGATCATCGAAGTCGCGGCGAATCGCGGCGCGCGATGCGGCGTTTCTTCGCGGACGCGTCGCGGGGATCGCTCCGTCTGCGAAGGCGGTTTCGTATGCGAATCAGGCGGAAGACATCGAGCAGGTTACGGATCATCCGATCCTAGATCTGCTTCGCGATCCCGATCCGATCATGACTTACTGCGACTTCATGACGATGCTTTACTGGTATCGCGAGGTCGCGGGGAAGGCTTACGTCTGGACCGGCGGCGAGAAGCCGGTCGGATTGTTTCTGCTTCATCCTCAATACACGCGCGCGATTCTGTCGAAGACGAACGGAGTCGAGGGGTACATGTACG